GATTATGAACGTGAATGGATGGAATGTGTTTGGAATATTACCTATAAACAAATTGATTTGGTAACGGCTTTTTATTATCCTTGGATTATATATGAAAATAGTACTAACAGGCAGTGAAGGTTTTATAGGCAGTAACTTAAAAAAAAGATTACTGAGAAAAAAACATCAACTTATTTGTTATGATTTAATACTTAACAAAGACATCAAAGATTTTACATTAGACGGTGATGAGAATTTTGTAATTCATTTGGCTGCAAAGGCCAACGTGAGAGATAGTGTTAAAAATCCTGCACCATATTTTATTACAAACGTAGATTATAGTAAGAAAATATTTAATCTTTGTAATGAAAAAAACATACCTTGTTTATATGCTTCTAGTTCTTCAGTACATAACTGGACTAAATCACCATATGGTAAAAGTAAGTTAATGATGGAAGAGGCCGCACATACTGGTCAAGTAGGTTTAAGATTTGCCACCACATACGGAGAAACTCCACGTAAAGGTATGTTGTTTGATTATATAGTGAACGGTACTGTAAAATATAAAACAAATCATAAAAGAGATTTTATTTACGTTGATGATGTAGTCAACGCAATATTATTATTTGTTAAGTTAGGATTGAAGAATAAAAACAAAACCTATGAAGTAAGTTCTGGCCATTTATATAGTGTGAAAGAAGTAATAGAAGAAGCTGGATTTAAAGTACCATTAAGAAAAGGTGAAGATTGTGAAGCTGAAAGTAATGCCAGTGACAATAGTGAATTGAAAAAATTAGGTTGGGAACCTACAATGACAGTATGGACTTTTTTAAGAAATTTAGATTTAGATAAAGTAGTAAGATTAGGTAGATTGTAATTCTTCTTTTATTTGGTCAACTTCTTCGCACCAATCAGCAATTTCTTCTTTTAACATTACATTAGAAAAGCCTTTATACTTTACAAGATAACATTTACCAAAGGCGCCTGTATAATTGATGTCTTTAATTACTGGTTTTTCCATTATTTTATTATTAGATTATAAATTAATCCAATCGCATTGACAGATGCCAAAGTAAGATTGGTTACAATTAATGCAGGCTCTTTCCACATTATACTTACCACTAGCCAAAGTAATCCACCAATTAAGTACAATATTGGTCCCAAAGGATAAATGTTAAGTGATGTCATTGCAGTTGCAACAACCAGAACGGCCGTCGCTAACCACTTTAAGTTAGTATCTAAGGCTTTCATATATTCCTATGTAATCAGCAAAGTAATAATAGCCATACATTAATGCATAACCAAATGCTACGATAGCAGCGGCTATCAATAGACTTTTTATATCATCTTTATTCATAATTTATGCTTTCTTGTATTCTGAAAAGCTGTTAACTTTTGTATCGCCATCAGTTCTACTATCATAAACTTTAACAGAATCTAATTCTACCTCATTAATACCAGTATCCATTTGTTTAGCTCTTTTTTCAAGGTATTTGTCAAGTAGTTTTTCAGAAACCTTTTCAGCTTCTTTCTCATCTTTTGCCATAACAACATTATCAATAGTTTTATAGCCATTGTCAAAATCAACTTCCCAAGTAACGGTATACTTTTTCATTTCATTTAACATATCTTTGTATTTTTTCATATTTTTTCTTATTTGTTTGTTTATACATATAAGGTAACATACAAAAATCAACAAAACAAGCGTAAAGCGACACATTTTTAAAGAAATAAAGCAGTAAAATCAATAACTTATTCACTATTTTTTACCGGACTACTTTTGTTCTTGTGTTTTTTATGAAAAAAATCAATATTTTTGATAAAGAATCACACTAAATAGTAAATATATGATTGATTTTGACAAAATTGATGATTTATCATTTATGATTGATGATAGTGATTCGAAAAAACTAAAAAAGGCAAAAAATTATGGCAAGAAAAGTAGCAGGAAACACAAATTCCTCAAAAAAAGTAAGTAAACCAAAAAGAACAAGCATTGGCCGTGGATTTCACAGTAAATGTATGATGAATAAACATAAAAGAAGAAGTTTTAAGAAATATAGAGGCCAAGGAAGATAATGCCAGGCGTTGCACGTAAAGATACAGACGCTGCTGGCGGCGTTGCGTTTGAAGGAAGCGAAAACGTTTTTGTAAATAGTTTTGGAGTTGTTAAAATTGGCGATAGAGTTGCAGGACACGGATTGCCACCACATAGTCCATCACCTCCCATGTCAGAAGGTTCAACAAATGTGTTTGTAAATGGTATTGGTGTAGTAAGATCAGGTGATTCAGCATCTTGTGGCGATATTATTAGTGGTTCTGATAATGTTTCAGTAAATTAATATAAATATACATATGCCAAATTACGATGCTGGTTCTTTAAATAAAAGTAAAAGAGCCACAAAACAATATAGAGATTTAGATTTAGATTTTGGTCGTAATTCGGTAACAAATGATGTAAATAAGTTAACTGATATTGAAGCTGTTAAGAGAAGTGTAAGAAATTTAATTAATACATCACACTTTGATAGGCCTTTTCATCCAGAAATAGGTTCAAGTGTAAGAGCAATGTTGTTTGAGCCAATGACGCCTCTAACTGCATTGAATTTACAAAGAAAAGTACAAGAAGTTTTGATTAATTTTGAACCAAGAATTAAATTAGTTCAAATAGTAGCAAATCCAAACATTGATAGCAATTCATATGATTTAAGAATTTATTTTTACGTTATTGGTTCAAATGATCTGATAGAAGTACAAACATTTTTAGAAAGACTAAGATAAGATGGCAAGTAACAAATTAGAAGTATCAGATTTTGATTTTGATAGTATAAAAGCAAATTTAAAAACATTTTTACAAAGTCAAACAGAATTTCAAGATTATAATTTTGAAGGTTCAGGCTTTTCTATACTTTTAGATGTATTAGCATATAACACACACTATCTGGGCTTCAATGCTAATATGTTAGCAAATGAAATGTACTTAGACAGTGCTGACATACGAAAAAATATTGTATCTTTAGCTAAAATGTTAAACTACACACCTGCATCAGTAAGATCACCAGTAGCAAGTATAGATATTGAAGTAAATGATGCAACAGGCTCAACTTTAACAATGCCAAAGGGTACAATATTTACAACTACAGTTTCAGGAGTAAGTTATCAGTATTTAACAAATGAAGATTACATTATTACACCTATAAACGGTGTATATAAATTTACAAATATAGATATTTACGAAGGCACTTTAGTTACATTTAGATACACAGTTGACAACGAAGATCCAGATCAAAAATTTATAATTCAAAATTCAAATACAGATACAACAACACTTAAAGTATCAGTACAAGAAAGTTCTACAAATACAACCACAAACATATATTCTTTAGTAAGTGGTTTTAGCAATATTACAAACACATCTAAAGTTTATTTTTTACAAGAATCAGATGATGGTAAATTTGAAGTTTACTTTGGCGATGGTGTTCTGGGTGCGGCGCTCTCAACAGGCAATATAGTTATTTTAGAGTATGTTGTTACAAATAGAGATGAGTCTAATGGAGCATCTACGTTTACTTTGTCAACAACTATCGGAGGATTTTCTGATATTACAGTTACAACTAAATCTACATCACAAGGAGGCAGTGCTGCTGAATCTAAAGAGTCAATTCGTTTTAATGCGCCTTTAGGTTATGCTACACAAAATCGTGCTGTAACAACTTCTGATTACGAAACAATTGTAAGATCAATTTATCCTAATGCTCTATCAGTTAGTGCTTGGGGTGGAGAAGATGATGAAACTCCTGTTTATGGCACAGTTAAAATTGCAATTAAAGCGGCCAGTGGTTCAACGCTAACAAATTCTACTAAAGCAAATATAATAACATCATTAAGACCATTTAATGTTGCTTCAGTAAGGCCAGTTATTGTAGATCCTGAAGTTACAAGTATCTTAATAACTACTAATGCAAAATATGATGCAAGATTAACTTCAAATTCATCAGATACTATAAAATCAAACATCATTGAATCAATATCTAATTATAATACAAACGTGTTACAAAGATTTGACGGTGTCTTTAGGCATTCTAAAGTAATAAGTTTAATCGATAATACAGATACAAGTATTATTTCAAATATTACATCAATTAAAATTAGAAAAAATTTTACACCTACTTTAAATTCATCTACACGATATGATATATACTTTAGAAATGCGTTATTTAATCCATTTTCAGGATATGCAGCTGCACAAGGTGGTATTTTAGAATCTTCTGGTTTTAAAGTAAGTGGTGATACTACAAATATTTATTTTTTAGATGATGATGGTTCAGGCAATGTAAGAAGATATAGAATAGTAAGTGGTGTTAGATCTTACGTAAACAATAATCAAGGAACAATTGATTATACAACAGGTGAGATTAATATTGTATCCTTAAATATAACATCAGTTGAAAATATAAGAGGCAATATCTCTACAGTTATAGAATTAACAGTAAAGCCGAACTCAAACGATATTGTTCCTGTAAGAGATCAAATTGTAGAAATTGATATAGAAAATATTTTAGTAACAGTGCAAGCCGATAGTTTTTTAGACGGAGCATCTGACGCTGGAATAGGATATACAACTATTACTAGCTATTAATTATTATGGCTATATTTAAAAATAAACTTTCAAACCTTATAGGTTCACAGGTACCTGATTTCATACTTGACGATCATCCTAAATTTTTAAAATTCTTAGAAACTTATTACACTTTTATGGAGGCTGCCGAGTTATCGGTTACTTCTATTGAAACAACTGATGGTATTCAATTAGAAACTGAAACTAATCAACAAAATAATTTATTATTAAATGGTTCAAGCATTGGTTCAGACAGGACACTTTTAGATGAAGGCGATAAATTAATTTTAGAAAGTTCTGCTTTTGGTAAATTTACAAAAGGAGAAGTAATTAAAGGTCAAACATCTAAAGCCTTATCAACAATAATAACCGAAGATTTAATAAATAATAAATTAATTATTGTTGCACAAGATAAGTTTACTAAAGGAGAAATAATTTTAGGGTTATCTTCTAATGCAAGCGCCGTTGTTAATAATTATAAACCAAATCCTGTAAATAATATACAAGAGTTATTAAACTTTAGAGATCCTGATAAAGTTATATCTAATTTT